ATGCCAAACACATATTTTTATGGAGCGAAGGCAAGGAAAATCCACAAATATGAGAATACATGAGATAATAAGAGAACAAGCAACTGCGGGAGCAACGTCATCTGGCAACATTGCCACTGTTGTATCACCACATATTGCCATTGGCCCAGATAGATTTAAGAAGTCCTTCACAGGAACACCTGGCAAATCAGGCAAAAAAGCACCAAGAGTACCAAAACCTAAGAAGCAGAAGCCAACAGATAATGCTTTGAATATGAAAGGTACAAGTATATTTGGTGGCCCAGCAATAAAAAGATAAACACTTACAAAACTAAATACACAATATAGGAGTGTTTCATGAGTAATATCATTGACTTTAAAAGTGTCGTAGCCAAACTTCGCAACATTGATCCTACGTCATTTGAAGACATGAAGAAACAGATTGTTGAATCTGCTACGCCTTCAGTAAAACCAGAAACACTTGCCCCTGTATCAGATCTCAAGCAACTCGCAGGCATGCCAGAAGCAGACATGAGTGACAAGTCCATTAAAAAAATTCGCAAAACTGTAGACAAAATGGACAAACCCAAAACCAAAAAATCAATTAGCAAATGGGCCAAAGGGAAGTTCGATGATCCTAAATCGGCTATGTTTGCTATTGCCACCAATATGCAAAAACGAAAAGAAGGCAAACCCATAGATCCCCCGGGCCGAGAGTCTAAATCGTTTATAGGTAAGGCACTGATTGATGAACCAAAAACACTATCAGGCAAAATAGAAGAGGCAATGCGAACTCCACAATACATGTTGGATGATGCAAAATTTCAAGGCAAGTTTAAAAAGGGTGATATGATCAAAGCATATGATCATCAACCAATGCAAGGCAGAGATGAAAAATTTATAGTAGGCAAGGTTGTTGCAGTTGACAAAGAGTCAAAAAGTCAACCAGGTGCAATGGGATATCATGTGAAAGTAGAAAAAGATACACTGTTTGACAAAAATTCACGTGAAGGCAAAATTGTGTTTGTGCCATATGAAGTTGGCATGGACTATGATGATAGATTGAGCATGATGGAAGATGGACACACAGACACAGATTCAATGCAAGGCATCACAGCACAGATGGCCAAAGATGTCATGCAACTTAACCAAATGTTCAAAGACAAGTCAGGTGACGAAGAACTTATGACTTGGATCACAAACAAGTTGGCAGTGGCGGCAGACAAAATTAGTTCAGTCAAAGATTATTTGACGAATCCTACACAGGATGGCATGACAGAAGAAGCACAGTCAGAATATCTTGTGGTATACAAAAACAAAAAAGGCAAAACAATGTCCAAGATGGTCAAAGCAAAAGGACTGAGAGATGTTGCTGATGCATTTGAAAAAACAAATCCAAATGATACTATTCAATCAATTGGTGCAAAGTCAGAAGGCAAAATGTCTGACATTGCTTTAGACATGAAGCAGTTGAGTGATATTCAATTTGCAAGTAAATACAAAAAGAGCAAGGAAGATATGAAAAAAGAACTATCAGAAGGTGCAGACAAAAACAGAGCAATACGTTTCGACAAAATGATGCGTATGGGCAAATACACAGAATTTGCAGATGTACTTGCAGACGCGATGCATTTTGCTGAGGTAACAAATTTAGACTTTGGCATGGAAGTAAACAAAGCCAAAGACATGTATGGAGATACAACACAAGAAGGCAATGCTTATGCCCATGCAGTAAGAAAAGCAAAAATGGATGGCAAGAAAAAAGGCGACAAGGTCAAAGGACCAGACGGTGAAGAAATAACTTTAGAAAAACCAATTGAAGAAAAAGCAAAGCCAGATTATATTGACATAGACAAAGACGGTGACAAAAAAGAGCCAATGAAGAAAGCGGCTAAAGATGCCAAAAAGAAAAAAATGAGCATGGACGAAAAAGTACAACTGCTCAACATAGGCAAACAGATTAGAGAAATGGCAAAACAAAATGGTGTGCAACCTTCACAGTTTTTAGGATACTTGGTTGCAAAGAATCCTGAAAAGTATGGACCATTAGCAAAACTAGAGGACATTATAGATGGCAAAGGCTAGAGGCATAACCTTAGTTGCATATAAAACGCCTGTTAAAAAACGCACATCAATAGGACAAAGTCCACGTAGCCGTCCAAAAAACAAATCCAAAAGAAAACAATACGTTAGAAGCCGCGGACAAGGCAAAGCATGAAAATCAAAGACATATTAGAAGCACACACGGATTCTGATATACAACAAAAGGATCCGCAATCAGCAGGATCACGTGGCCTTAAATTTGTAAGCAAAAAAATAAAAGATTCCAAAAAACTGGTATTACCACAAACAAAAAACAAAGTAGACAGCAAATAGTTTACATGTTATAATGAACATGTTATAACACAAGGAGAAGACATGTCGCGAGTATTCAATCCAGACGAAAAAGCAAAACTAACCAAGTTGATTGACGAAGGTATACAAGTCAAGCAAGAAATTACAGACCTTAATGCAGGTTTAAAAGACACAGTAAAAGCATTGTCCGAAGAGTTGGACATTAAGCCAGCCATGTTAAACAAAGCAATTAGTGTGGCATTCAAGGCAGGCTTACATGAAGAACAAGCAAAACTTGAGGAACTAGAAACAATTTTAGCAACTGTAGGAAAAACACAATAATGAGAAACATTCTGATTTGTGGAGATAGTTTCGCAGTAGATTATGAAAAATATAATGTAAGCGAACCAGGAATGAAGCCACCGCACAAAGGATGGCCAAACTATCTTGCAGAAAAACACAATGTAACAAATGTTGCTACACCAGGTGTAGGCCAATGGAAAATTTGGAAACAGGTGGAAAAGGCTGATCTAGATAAATTTGATACTGTCATTATTAGTGTAGGCACACCAAACAGAGTGTATTGTAAAACACATCCTATCCACAAAGAAGGAATGCATAAGCACAGTGACTTGATGTACATGGACATTGACAGACGCAGTTGGTTCAATAAAGAATTGACTACAGCAAAAAATTGGTTCTTGTATTTTTATGATCAAGAATATCAAGATGATCTTTATGAAATGATTACAGAAAAAATGTTAAACACAATCAAAGATAAAAATTATATTTTGCTTGGACATAATTACAGCAGAATACTTGGACACCATTACACAAAAATTGATTTGGATGATCCGCACTTTATTGATTGTGGAGATCTGTGGACACATGAAAGAGGCAGTGTGAATCATTACAATCATACAGGTGCAATAGAAATCTTAAAAAGAGTTGAAGCACGTCTATGAGTTATGTTGACGCTTATTTTGATCGTGAAAAAGATCAAATCTGGGTAGTCGAAAGACACAATGGCAAACGTCAATACACAGACTACCCGGCAAGATATGTGTTTTATTATGATGATCCCAAGGGCAAACACAGATCAATATATGACACTCCAGTCAGTAGAGTCAGCACAAAACTAAACAAAGATTTTCAAAAAGAACTTGCCATGCACAAAGGCAAACAAATATATGAAGCAGACGTAAATCCAATATTCAGATGTTTAGAAGAAAACTATCTTGACAGAGAAGCACCCAACATGCATGTTGCGTTCTTTGATATTGAAGTAGACTTTGATCCAGCAAGAGGATTTTCAAAGCCAGCAGATCCATTCATGCCAATTACAAGTATTACACTGTATCTGCAATGGTCCGAACAATTGATTACTATTGCTGTGCCACCCAAAACATTGACACTAGAAGAAACACAAGACTCAGTCAAAGACTTTGACAACACATACATTGTAGAAACAGAAGCACAACTGCTTGAAACTTTCTTAGGTGTAATTGAAGACGCTGATGTGTTAAGTGGTTGGAACTCAGAAGGTTATGATATTCCATACACTGTATCAAGAATACAAAAGGTGTTAAGCAAAGATGATTCACGCAAAATGTGTTTGTGGAATCTACCTCCACGCAAAAGAAAGTTTGAAAGATTTGGCAACGAAGAAGTCACATATGATTTGATTGGTCGTGTGCATTTAGACTACATGCAACTGTATAGAAAATACACTTATGAAGAAAGGCATTCATATTCATTGGACGCAATATCCAACATGGAACTTGGTGAAATGAAAACGCCATATGAAGGCACACTTGATACATTGTACAATTCAGACTTTAGAACATTCATTGAATACAACAGACAAGATGTCATGCTGATTGCCAGACTGGATGAGAAACTAAAGTTTTTAGATCTTGCCAACGTACTTGCACATGCCAACACAGTGTTGTTACAAACAACCATGGGTGCGGTGGCAGTGACTGAACAAGCAATCATCAACGAAACACACAAACGTGGCATGGTGGTGCCCAACAGACCATATCGTGAACCACACTCAACAGGAGCGGCAGTTGGTGCCTATGTGGCTAATCCAAAGAAAGGATTGCATGACTTTGTGGGTGCTATTGACATCAATTCACTGTATCCATCAATCATTAGAGCAATGAACATGGGACCAGAAACTATTGTTGGACAGATCAAACAAGACGCAACCACAGAAATGATTAATGAAAGAATTAATTTTGA